TGAATATAAAACATTTATAATGTTTCCTGATACAGTGTGGCACCAATGAGTTTTTTAGCTGATAAACATCTCTTTATAGTTACATCAGCTCTTAACCCTGCTATTGGTGTTTTTGATTTTGATACTCGTGTTGCTCAAACAATGGAGACTCTTAAAGTTCTCCGTGAAAGAGTACCTGAAGCAATCATTGTGTTAACAGATGCATCAACAAAACCAGTGGATAAATCTGTTATTGATAGTATGTCAAAATATACTAATATAAATTTGGTATTTCAAAATGATAGTGACTTGTGTACACTTGGTAATGCTGGACTTAAATCTCAGGCTGAAATTATTCTACTACACAAAACACTTTCAATGTTTAAGATGAATGCTGATTTACTAAAAGTAATGTCAAGTGTTAAGAGAATATATAAATTATCTGGCAGAACAAACTTAATTGATGGCTTTGATATTGAAAAATATAATGATGAGAGTTTGTATGGTAAGTATGTGTTTAAGAAACGAATGGCATCATGGATGCCAATTGATAAACAAGTTGTATCTGGTGCAGACCATTTACTAATCACAAGAATGTATTCAGTTTGTATTTCATTACTTGAAAATTACTATGAAACATTACCTTTGATTTACCAATCTGTAAACGAAAATGGTATTGATAATGAACATGGCCATTACAAACATATAGATAAACAATATCTAATTGAATTTGATAACCTTTATTGCCAAGGAACTATGGCATCAACTGGATTGACGGAAACATATTAATGATTGATGAAAAAATTAAAGAGTTAGCTAGACTCGCAAAACCAAAATATCTCCCTAACTTTGATAAGTTTGAACCAGGTAAAGACTATGTTCTTTATTCAGGTCAATTGTGGGACGAAAATGAAATAGAGTTAGCACTCAAATCTTTTTTGACTGGTAAATGGGTAACTGCTGGTGAAAACTGTGAGAAGTTTCAAATGCGCTTCTCAAAGAAGTTTAATGTGAAACAAACACACATGGTCAATTCTGGTAGTTCTGCTAATCTTGTTATGGCTGCTACATTGAAGAAGTATCATGGTTGGCAAGATGGTGATGAAGTCATTGTATCACCTGTTGGTTTTCCAACAACGATTGCACCATTCATGCAAAACAATATTAAACCTGTGTTTGTAGATATTGAATTTGATACACTTAATTTTGATGTAAATTTAATTGAAGAAAAGATTACATCAAGAACAAGAGGTATTGTTGTATCTCCAGTCATGGCAAATCCGCCTAATATGGACAAATTAGTTGAAATTTGTAATAAATACAAAATACTTCTGATTGGTGATAATTGTGATTCACTAGGTACACATTGGGATGGAAAACTAATTACCGATTTGTATTATTGCTGGACAACATCTCTTTATCCAGCACACCACATATCTACAGGTGAAGGTGGTCTAATATCATCAAACGATTCAGCCTTCATTGATATGGCAAGGTCAATCAGTTGGTGGGGTCGTGATTGTTATTGTATCGGTTCAAACAATACATTACCATGTGGTAGTTGTGGTAATCGTTTTGACCGTTGGTTGCCTGAGTATGATGGCATCATTGACCACAAATATATTTTCACTCATGCTGGTTATAATTTAAAACCATTAGATTTACAAGGTGCAATTGGTGTAGCACAACTAGAAAAGTTTGATTTCATCCATGAAAAGCGGAAAGAGAATCATAAGAGATTGTCTAACATTCTTCTTAAATATTTGGATGTTCGTATGCCAAATGTATTACCTAAAGCTGAGCCTTCTTGGTTCGGTGTTCCAGTTATATGTGAAACAAAAGAACGAAAAGAAAAACTAGTTGCATACCTTGAAGCAAATAAAATTCAAACAAGAAACTATTTTGCTGGTAACATTCTTCTTCATCCAGGATTTAAACATCTAGATGACCATAAGAAATATCCTTTATCAAACAAAGCATTGTCTCATGTGTTTATTCTAGGATGCCCACCATTTTGGAATGAGGCTGTATTTGAATATCTTGAAGAGGTCATAAAGAAATGTCCTTGATACAAGTATTTGGTGGTAGTGGGTTTGTTGGTTCTGCATTTGTAGAAAAGAATCCTGACTCTATTGTAAATTTTAGAAATGATTATACTGTAGTAAGTACAGGAGACATTCTGTACATGATTTCTACAGTTACAAACTACCATGTAAAAACAGACCCATACATTGATATTGATACCAATTTAACAACACTAATGAAAGTGTTGGAACAATGTAAAGATTTGGATTTAACTTTCAACTTTGTTAGTTCATGGTTTGTTTATGGTAACACAGAGATGCCTGCTACTGAAGAATCACATTGTTATCCAAATGGTTTCTATTCAATCACCAAACGATGTGCTGAACAGTTATTGATTTCTTATTGTGAAACTTTTGGTATCAAGTATCGTATTCTTAGATTGGCCAATGTTGCAGGTTATGGTGATAAGAAGGCTTCACCACAAAAGAACGCACTTCAATATATGATTAATGAATTGAAGGACGGTCGTGATGTGAATGTATATGAAGGCGGGAACATGTACCGTGACTACATACATGTTAACGATGTTGCCGATGCCATTGGGTTGATTTTAGAAAAAGGTGAGTTGAACACCATTTATAATGTCGGTAATGGTGTGCCTATGTTATTCAAAGATATGATTGAATATGCCAAGGAAATAATCAACGGCAATGGCAAATTAAATACAATTGAAATTCCACAGTTTCATAAGACAGTTCAAGTCCACAGTATGTGGATGAAGAACGACAAGTTGGCATCGCTTGGATACACTCCAAAGTATGATATGAAGGCTATCATTGAAGACATGGTGAAATGAATCTAATACTCTATCAGGCATACTATCAACAAGAACAACTTGCCGTATTAGACCCCGCATTTACGCCATACGACAATACCGAAAACAAACAACCATTATTGCGTGAAGTACCAATATGGAAAAAACTAACAGATGAGCATAAAGATTCTGATAAACATTGGGGTCTTATGTCTTGGCGTTGGTCACAAAAAACTAATGTACCACCAATCCAATTCAAAGAATGGATTTTAGCAAATGAAGGCTATGATGTATATCACCTGGATCCATTTGCACACTTAGCAAATGAATTTCCAAATCTATGGGTACAAGGTGATATCTGGCATCCAGGTATGTTAGAGTTCGCAAGAATATTATTTCCAAAAATTGGTATAGATACTCCTGTAGAACAATACAAATACTTACCAGAAGACTTTGGTACTTGTAACTACTTTGTTGGTAATTCTAAATTTTGGACAAGTTATATTGGTTTTATTGACCTATGTCTAAAACTATGTGATGAAGATGAGAGGCTGAGCAACTACATATACAAAGAAGGTCGCAAATACAATGGTCATTTTGTACCATACTTACCATTTGTTACTGAAAGACTGTTCTCTATCCACAACATTTTAAATAGACAAATAACTGTTAAAAAATACCCATGATTAATGAATTTGATTACGATAAACTTAGCAAAGAATTTCAACAAGGTGAACCGTTTAATCATGTTATAATTGATAACTTCTTTGATGATGAAACTGCATTGAAATTATCAAATGAGTTTCCAGATTACAACGATGAACAACTTTGGGCTATCTACAACAACCCAATTGAGAAGAAGAAACTGACACCTAATTGGGGTCTATTTCCTCCTATGACATATCGTGCATTTACCTTAATGAATACACCAGAATTTGTAGAGAAGGTTAAAAGAATCACTGGCATTCCAAATCTTGTTGCAGATTATGGTATGCATGGTGGTGGTTGGCATGTACACACTCGTGGTGGTAAACTAAACATACACAAAGATTATTCTATTCATCCAAAACTTGGCATGGAAAGAAGAATCAATATCATTATATACTTGTCACCAGATTGGAATGAAGAATGGGGTGGTGGTCTTGAATTGTGGTCACATGATGCAGAGAATAATCAACCTAAAGAATGTGTGACAAAAGTATATAACAAGTTCAATCGTGCTGTATTGTTTGACACAGCACAGAATTCATGGCATGGTTTGCCGACAGAAACATTATGTCCAGAAGGTGTATATCGTAAATCATTGGCCATCTATTATGTCTCTGAAGCAAGAGACTGTGCAGAACCTAATGACCGAGCACATTTTGCACCACATGGTGAACAGGCAAATGACCAGAAAGTTCTTGATTTGATTAAGAAACGGTCTAACACAAAGACCTCTGGTGATATTTTTAGAGCATATTAAATACATAAATAGTCTGTAAGTTTAATATTATAACGCTGTAGAGGCGGAGAATGAAATTTAGAGATTTTTTAGAAGAACAAAAAGAGGTTCACCATGTCATGGCGTTTGGCCGCATGTCGCCTCCAACTACGGGACATGAAGTTCTCGTAAACAAAGTCAAAGATGTTGCCAAATCTGTTGGCGGCACTCACAGCGTAGTTCTATCACACACACAAGATAAAGACAAGAATCCTTTATCCTCTGCTGATAAACTTAAACACGCAAAACGATTCTTTCCAGATACAAATCTC